TACTAATAGAGGTGAAAGAGTATATAATCCTAATTTTGGTACCGATATAAGAAAACAAATATTTAACCAAATGGTAGAAGGAACATTTGATGCATTGTCTGATGATATTTCTAATACTTTAGCGGCTTTTATTCCTGAAATAACAGTAGAAAGACTTACTGTAACTCCTGGTCCTACTTATAATAACAATACAGTTGTGATAGATTTAACATATAGAATTAATATATCTAACGAAAGTGATACAATAACAATCAATTTTGAATAATGGCTAGTAATAATGTAAACATATCATACTTAAATAAATCTTTTGGTGACTTTAGAAGTACATTATTGGATTATGCTAAAACATATTTCCCAACATCATATAATGACTACTCAGAAACCGCTGTAGGTTTGATGTTTATAGAAATGGCTTCCTATATTGGTGATAATTTATCATTTTATTTAGATACTCAATTCCAAGAAAATTTAGTTAATTACGCTAAAGAAAAAAATAATTTAATAAATATAGCATATAGTTTAGGTTATACACCTAAAATGTCTTATGCCTCTTCTACTACGTTAGATGTATATCAATTAGTTCCTAAAACAACTAGTGGTAGTCAATCTGTACCTGATTACAATTACGCTATTAAAATTCCTGAAAATTCTTCTGTTAAGAGTATAAATAATATTAATTTTCTTACTACGGAAGAAGTAGATTTTAGTAATAGTATTAATAGAGACGTAACATTCTATAATGTTGATTATTTTTTACTTAAAAAAACAGTTAAAGTAATATCAGCTGAAGAAAAAACAACTACGTTTACTTTTGGTAGTCCTACTAAATTTAACAGTGTAAATATAGAAGATAATAAAATATTACAAGTATTAAATATAGTTGATGGTAGTAATAATCAATGGTATGAAGTTCCTTATTTAGCTCAAAGTGTTGTACTTAATCCTACAACAAATACATCTGCCGTAGATAGTGGTTCTGTACCCTATATTTTAGGATATAAACAGGTACCTCAACGTTTTGTAAGTCGTTTTACAAATGATACTACATTACAATTACAATTTGGAGCTGGTACTTCTACTTCTGCTGATAATGTATTAATTCCTGATCCTGATAATACTCAATTAGGTATTATTCCTAGCATATTTAATTCTAGTTTTAATAAGTCAAATGTATATATTGCTAGAGAGTATGGTATAGCTCCTTCTAATACAACGTTAACAGTAACATACTTAGTAGGTGGTGGAATAGAATCAAATCAACCAGTAAATACAATTACACAAAAAGGATTTACAGTTACCGATATATCTTTTAAAAACTTTACATATGGTACTAATCCTACTTTAGCAAATACATTATTTGATTCATTAACATTCAATAATCCATATCCATCATTAGGTGGTAGAGACGGAGATACTGTTGAAGAAATTAGACAAAATACATTATCATCATTTTCAGCACAAGATCGTGTTGTAACACAAGAAGATTATATTAATAGAGCATTAAGTATGCCTAGCCAATATGGTAATATTTCTAAAGTATATATTGAAAATACAAATCAAAAATTATCAGATGGCACTATAAATTATTCAGCATTAGATTTATATGTATTAGCCTATAATTCAAGTAAAAATTTAACAGCTGCCACTACAACCTTAAAAAATAATTTAGCAACATATTTGAATAACTATAGAATGTTAACAGATGCTATTAATATTAAAGATGCATATTACATTAATATAGGCGTTAACTTTGATATTACTACTATTCCACAAACGTCTAATAGAGAAGCATTAAACGCCTGTTTAGTGGCCCTTAAAGAATATTTTGCTATAGATAATTGGCAAATTAATAAACCAATTATAATGGCTGATATATATTCGTTATTATTAAAAATTCCACAAGTACAATCTGTACGTAAAGTAGAAATTGTAAATAAACAAGGAGGAAATTACTCACAATATGGATATGATATAGTAGGAGCTACTAAAAATGATGTTATATATCCATCTTTAGATCCTTCTGTATTCGAAGTACGTTATCCTGACACGGATATTCAAGGTAAAGTTATTACATTTTAATTATAAAAATTTAATTTTTTTATATTTATATGTAGTAATTACATTAAAACATGGCTGTATATAAAATATTTCCTGAAAAATCGGCAACTATATATTCATTCTATACCGGATCTAATTCTGGATTAGATGAAATATTAGAAATTAGTTCATACCGTGCAAGTGATGAAACAGCACAAGTAGCACGAACTTTACTTAAATTTCCTACTTCCGAAATTACTAATTTATTTTCTACTAAAATAGGTACTAGTTCATATGATGCTTATTTAAAATTATATTTAGCTAACGCTAGTGAAATTCCTTTAGATTATACTGTTGCTGCTCATACCATTACAAATAATTGGAATATGGGAACAGGACGTATTAGTAATTACCCAGCAACTACCGATGGTGTAAGTTGGAGTTGGAGAACGTTTGAAGGAGGAACAGCATGGTCATCAGCTGGAGGAGATTATAATCAATCATCTAATATATCAACTCAATCATTTACTTATCCTGATTCTAAGGATATAGAAATGAAAGTTACTAATGCTGTAACAGCCTGGTCAAGCAGTAATGCTTCTAATTATGGCTTACTATTAAAACTTTCAGGTTCATTAGAATTTACTACATCATCAGTACTTGAATTAAAATATTTTTCAGGAAATACTCATACTATATATCCACCTTGTTTAGAAATTAGATGGGATGATTTTGTTTGGAATACAGGTTCATTATCTCTAGTAACATCTGATAGATCTGTTGTTACCTTAAGTAGCAATAAAGGTATATATCAACAAGATTCAGTACAGCGTTTTAGAGTAAATGTAAGAGATTTATATCCTGCTAGGACTTTTACTATTTCTTCCGTATATTTAAATAATAAAGTACTACCAACGGCGTCATATTGGTCTTTAGTAGATGTAGATAGTGAAGAAATCATAGTAGATTACGATACTACTTATACAAAATTAAGTGCCGATACCTCTGGAAATTATTTTGATATTTATATGAATGGACTAGAACCAGAAAGATATTATAAAGTATTAATTAAATCAGTTATTAACGGAAGTGTAGTAGTATTTGATGAACAATATTATTTTAAAGTAATTAGATAATGACTAATGTAACACTACAAAATACAGTTATAGGAAGAGGATATGATAAAGTTATAGATACTGAATTTAGAACATTCGGAGCTAATGCTACTGCTAATTTAGGTCAAATAACATTAGAACAATTTTTTCAAGAATATAATGATTTATTTTATCAAATACCTAAAGATGGTGATTTAGAATCACATACTTATATTTTAAATAAAACAGTAGAATATTTAGGAGTTAAATTAGCAGACGATGAATCTATTCAAGCATTGTTAGATGAAATTGACGGATTAAAACGACAAATATTAGAAACGAATAAAACCATAGCTGATTTATCTAACACAACTAAAAAATAATGGCTAAAATTAATATAGTAGGAAACGTTGTTAATTCAACTGTAGTAAATAGATATAACTCCTCCGATACATCTTTAACGGGGGTTCAAGTAATTGATTATCAATTTGATACTACTACAGACTATATTGAATATATAGTTTATGATATTGCTAATAATATTCTTAATTTAAACTATTCATATTCTAATTATACAGTTCAATCACTTAATGCTAATAATACATTTTCTGCATTAGATATTGATCCTGAAAAGGATTTAAAAATATATCAAAACGCTGGTGAATTTAATACTCAATATAATTTCTTTAGAAATACTATTGGAGATTCTTTTAATCAGAATTTATTTATTAAAGAAATATCACCAGATAGAACCGAATTAAAAATAAGTTCAACAGTATATAATAGTATTCAATTAGAACAATATGCTGATAATCTTATAAATGAAAATAATAATTCACCATATTTAAAAACCCATTTATTAAATTTTGGAAATAATAATGTTCATTTAATAGTTAATGTTGCTTTAGATAAAACAAACCCTACAGAATATTATATATTATTTAAATTATATGAACCTCTTTCATTTGATATCAATGAAAAAGATAGTTTTTGGGTTGTTGAAGAAATATCTAATTCACTTAAATTTGATATTAATTTACAGAGTGTTATAATTCCTGATGATTTACCTACATTACGTGGAGCTAATTTCGGTATT